CTTGACCTGTAAACAGGCAAGGCCAGGCCACGCGGGGCCCGAATGAATTCTATTCAGGTTCAAAAGGCGATTTGTAATCGTCAATTGAATTACGGTAAGGTAAACCCTTAACACGAAGAGCCTTAATAGGAGGTGGAGTAATATCTTGCGGACCATGATCTTGACAACCGGTAAACGGATGCTTTAGACGAAGGTCACGCCAGAATGACGCCATGTTCCTATAAAAGGCAAGCGAAGATTTATTTAACTTCTTCACATCTTTCTTATACAAATCTCCAATACCGTCAAGTCGAAACATTGCTTCAATACTAAGAACAGATAAAATCTGTTCAAAGGACATGAGGCCATGATCGGCGGGTTCAAAACCCTTCGGAATAATTTCCGAATTGATGAGACTGGGGATACGAGTCATAGCATACTTCCTGCACTTCCAACCATCGGAAGGGAGTACAGGACGTTTGTAATCTGACAAGTAACGTATATAGAAAGCATCGTGGGGCTCAAGAGTATAAGAGCCTACCAAAGGTAAACCTAAACCAAAAAGGTATTCCGGTAAAAACCATGGGATGGAAAGGGACCTTAAAAAAGTCCGATTCTTCCATATAAACTGACCCATTACCCTCTCTTTCAAATCATCTGGCGAATTATCAATGAGTTCCTTACAAAGGGAACCCAAAGATTTACCACCAGTCTTCTCCATAGATTCACGAGAAAGTGAACGACGAATGTCATTCATAATTCCTAAGTTAATGTAAGGCACAATAAAGATGCCTTGATCATCAACAGTGAACGAACGAGAATTAATATTGAAATATGAGGCCGAAGAGTAAACTTTTCCAACACTAGGGGACATGCCACATAAACGTGACACAGCCTCCCAGTACTGGTAAAAGCCTTTTCGAGTCTGTATAAGCGCATCATCACCGTTTATCAGGAGCTGAAGGGAAGACAGAGAATAACTCCGTCCTTCAAGAAGTTCCTGAGAAAAACGGCAAATGGCCGCGTTTACTATACAGAGTATAGGGAAAGATAAAATGGAACCCATAAGCTGACCACGCTTTTGCTCAGCCCTAATGAAACCGACTGTTTTATTCAATCGTAAAGAGAGAATATGACCAGTCATGGCCTTCTTGGACAAAGAAAGAACTTCTTCATCCAAGACGCCAGATTCAAAGAGTGTATCCAAAACAATTTCGGAACACCAAGAATACATTTCATTAGTAGCATCACTATAGTCTATGGAAGTATATAACATACTTGGATCATACTGAAAGATCGACTCAATAAACTCTTTGGAAACAATACCGCCAGTGGCGGTCAAAGAGAATATACGAGAGTCCTGCAGGACACGC